AAGCCTTAGAGGACGACATTCCATTCTAAGCCAGCAACAACTGAAAGCCCTGTTTGATTACAGGCGTGGAAGACTTGTGTGGAAGCCTCGACCCATTGAGGCTTTCGCCAAGTATTCTGCTTACGTCATGTGGAACCGTAGGTACGCGAACAGGGTCGCAGGACACATAACCCCTCGCGGTTATCGCAAAATTGCTATATTCAGAAAGCCTTACTTTGCCCACAGGATTGTCTGGGCGTACCACCACGGGTACTGGCCCGAACAGGTTGACCACATAAACTGCAAGTTTGCCGACAATAGATTAAGCAATCTCAGGGTTGCCACGCAGATGGAGAACAGGTGGAACTCCAAGCGCAGAGAGAAAACCAAGTCCAACATCAAGGGTGTCTACAAGAGGAAGGAAAAGTTTTACGAGGCACACATAATGGCAAACTATAAGAGGTATTATCTTGGGAGATTTGTTCGAAAATCTGACGCAGCCAGAGCCGTCACCACCGCCAGAAAAGCGTTGCATAAAACATTTGCTAGGGCTGGTTAGTAGAGGAACCTTTACCGCCACCAAAGAGGAGTTCTATCAAATCGTGATGAGCGAACATGAGGCGAAGATAGAAGGGCTGGCAAGGTATGTGTTGACGCTCCCGACAAGGGAGGCGAGGAGGAAGTGGCTTGACCAGTTTGAAGCCAAGCACAATTTGACCGTAGCCGAGGAACTAAAGGAAAGAATTACTCAGATTCATAGAGAGCGCGTTCGTGCTTCCGACGTTTAACTAAGCCAGGCAGTTCTTTCCCACCCGCTTTAGTCCACGCCATAAACCCTTCCGCAGCACCTTCGAAGTCGCCACGATTGTGCTTCATGCGGATGGTTGACCTTTGGAGGTTGCCAAGCCCGACGTTGAAGCTGAAGGAAACCAGAGCGTCAAAGCGGCCTTGAGTAAGTCCACCTGGACAGAGGCGCAGTACACCTCGTTCGAATGTAGACAGGTCTTGAGCCAAGATAGCATCGACTTCTGCCATGCTAAGAGTTCTATCCCATCCGTCGGGAATTGGTAGATTTTTGCGCTCATCGAACTTTACCCTTATGTGGTTAGAATTGATAACATGACCAACGCCAACAGTCCACAATAGAGCAGGACAGCGATAGGGACGAACTCGTACCCCCTCGTCTTTTTTGATTCCTTTGATTGCGTCATCACTCACCTTCACTTCTTACCCCATTGGCGGCTCCCGAACCAGAAAGCAATAATTCCGCTTAGTAGAGCCATCTCGTCCTCAGAGAAGATTACGTCTGTGGCTGCGATGAACTGCTCTACAGACATACTGCCTAGCCCACCACGCAATAGGAAGTAAGTCAGTGCTATGTTAATCATCACTAACTCTAGGACGAATATAAAGGTGACCGCAGGTCGCACTATCCCGTTCAGGTTCACGACCCAACTAGAGGCGCGAGCCATGATAGCCTTGTCGTGGTCTAAAGCCGCGTTCTGGCGGTCTGCGTCGGTCTGGAGGGCAATCTGGTCTGTCCTAATCTCCTCGACCCTCTGTTGGGCTAGGAAACCGCGTTCTGCAAGGGCTAATTCGCGCTCGGTCTGCATCTGCGCTAACTTCAACTCTTGCGCCTTGTCAGCCTTGTCTTGGAAGAAGTTTAGGATTTGCGGTAGACCAGAGGCTAGGAATCCGACAGCGGAAGAAATAAGGGATAGCATTACAGGTGTCCTTTGAAGATATAGTAAGTGGTGACTATGATTAGCGAGGCTACGAAGCACATAACCTTGAGTTCTCGGAGTTTCTTTAGGTCACGCCCCATCTCGTCACGCCCGTCCTTGACTTCCTTCATCTGGCGCTCTTTGATGGCTTGGATGTCCTTCCACTCATGTTCAGCCTTTTCCTTGCCATAACGCTCGACAAGCTGCTGGAATAAGTCGTCCTCGGCTTCCTTGATTTCTTTCAATCTGCGCCACTCCGCGAAAGCCGTGAGGATGGTGCTATCGCCCTTAACTACCCGTTGTTTCTTTTGGAACTGTTGCTTGGCTTGGAGTTCTGCGACCCCAAGTTTTTGTATGTCAGTAACTACTGCTTCAATCTCTTTCCCTGCGGCAATCGCGCTCTTTATTCCCTGCGCGGCACTCTTTGCCGAGGCTACTAAATCACTCATTTATCCCACTTTCTCTCCTCGAAAGTAAGCCACGCCGTTTATTACTTCACATAACTCTGGTGGTAATAACATACCATTCTTAAATGTCAGCACCGCGAATCCTGAACACCAGTTCACGGGGTTTTCTTCTACGTACACAAATTGGTCGCCACCAGGCTCCGCAAGGGTTCCTGTGTCTACACCGTATCTGCGCCCGTTGTAGTCCGTCCAAGGGGTCACCTTGAGCTGATGGAGATGGCCGGTAACGATGCTTCTGCCTGATTTCAGGGTGTTCATATAATTCGCGTGAATCCCGCCATGCCACCTATGCTTTACAACCACGGAGTTATTTATGTCTATTCTCCACCCCGTGTGCCAACCTGGGAAGTACGCAAACAAGTCGGTGAACTCAGATAACTCTGGTGCATGGACAGCACAAAAATTAAAGAGCCTCACGTCATGATTACCGTAGTTCCACAGCTTAGTAGCGTTCTTAGAAGCGTTTGCAATCTCGTGTAGACGGTCTTGGCAGGCTTCTATCTCTTGCTTAGGGGTGGGTGGGTTAGTCCCCATGAGGGCGGCATGGCGGCTGATTCTAGCCCCGTCAAACACATCCCCGTTTAGGATGATGGTTTTGGGCTTAAACTCGGTCAGCAGGGAAACAAACGCCTTGTGCGCTACGGTTTCCTCGTCAGGCCAGTAGTGGCAGTCGGAGGCTATAAAGACATGACCGTTGTCTACGGTGTGGGAGATAACCCTACGGTTATCGGGGATATATGTGTTGGCGATGCTGTGTTGTCTTGCGGCAAAGGAGGGTAGGGATACGTCTTTTAGTGCCGCCCGCCTTCGGTAAACCGTACCTACGTCTATGCCTAGAACCTGCGCTACCTTCTGTGGACTGCCGTAGGTCTTAAACGCCGCTATTAGTTCCTCGTCCGATGCCTTTTTTAGTGCTACCACGTTTCCTCCCGCTTAGAGACATTACGTCAATTGGCTCGTGGGAGGATGTGTCGTACAGACACGCCAGCTTTACTGCTTCTGCCGGAGTTAAGCCTAAGTGCATGGCAGCGATAGCAAAGTTTGCCCCAGTTCCAATTGCCCAAAAGTCGTTCTTTATCTTCGCAGGAATGATGGTACTTTCGTAAATCCAAATGCCATCACTTCTGAGTTCTAGAACGGTCACATCCGTATCCGAGTCTAGGTCTGCCCCAGACTCCAACGAATTGTAGAACTTTAATAGTTTATCCCAATCTCCGCAACCCCCGTAGATACTCTCTTGTCCCTTACGGAGTTTCTCTACGAGGTAGAAGGAGTCATCACCGCTGACCATCGAATCTGCGGCAATTTCTCCCGTAGACGCTCTGGCAGCGATGGTGGTCATTTAACGACTAGGCTTAGCAGTAGGGCAATAATGAACCCGGCAGAGCCAATCAGGATATGCTCCAGGCGCTTTAATCTAGCGTTTATCCCAAGATAGCGTTCAGCACAGACAGCTTCGTGGGTGTCAAGTTGGCCTTTGACCTCTACGATTGTTGACATTATGCAGGCCATCCTTGGTTGCCAACTACCGCAATCAGAGCCTCAACAGTCGTGCAAGCCGCAATCGCTGCCTCTAGTCTGTCGCACTCAGCCACAATCGCCGCACGCTTTGCGACCACCGTTGCGGGTATGTCTACATTGCGCTCTGCCTTGCGGACTACCATCCAATCGGTCTGGGCAAGCATAGAACCTGCCGTGGTCTTGACCTGTGCAGTCCATTGGCTCTTAAGACCTTTGGTCACCAGACGCTCTGTGGAGTCAACCATCGCAGGTTCGCCGTTGACCACACCCAAGACTTTGACATACATGGGGTTGCCGTCTTGGTCTACTTCCTCACGGTCATTTAGAAGTTTAGGATTGCCTACGCCCCAGTAAAAACGCTGGTCATAATTCTCCGGGTCTGCTACTTCTACGATGCCTAGTTGCTCACGCAGGGCAGGGTCACGCAGGTGTGGATAACGCACTCCATTGATGGTGACTTCAGAATCAATTGAGATTGGGTTGCCATTGAGTTGAAACATTTGTTACTCCTATCGTGCTAAAGCGTACTTAAAGGGTGTCTCGGCAAAGGCTGCGTAAACGTATGTGCCGCCTGATGCGTTTACGTTGGCATAATTGGCTCTTGGTTTGAATCCATTACTTAGGATGTCGTCAGGATTTGATGACCTATAATCATCTTCTGCGGCTGACAGGTTAGGGTATAATCCTAAGCCTCCTGCATTATATGTATCACGGGCAGTATCCCAAACAACCCAGTTGCTTGTTGTGTCTGTGCGTTTAATCATTATGAACCGGGGCCTAAACCCTGTATAAACAAATGTGCCATCCGTAGAACCATTGCCCGTGTAACTTCCAAAGGCGCTATACCCCGCTACTGGTGCGAAGCAGTAGGCGACCCAATCAGATGCAGATGCTTGCCACCAAGCATTAGAACCTAGCGTCCATGTTGTTGATGAAGTGCCATTAAAACTTCCAGAGTTAGAGCTAGATGCACTTGTTGTGTTCAAAGTTACATAGCCATTTGTTCCTAAAGACGTATGCCATGTAATCCAATCACCTGTTGTTCTTCGTTTGACAATAATCATACTAGGCGCAACACCCAACCCATGCCCGACTGTGGCATTTGTAAAACTAGACGGTGTTGTAAATGTTGCAATCGAGAACCCGCTAGTCGTATTCGCCCTGACCTGTGCCGATATAGTGCCGCTAGTGTTGGTTACAGTTGAGCCGCCAGCGTTCCATTGCCAACCGACAAAGGTGTAAGTATTACGGTTTAAATCTGTACTTGTACCAACAGAAAACCCATTTGAATTAAATGAGGTAATGGTTTGTGCATTAGTTATTTCAGAATCTGTTGTATTAGATTTAAGAAACTTATCAGCTCCAGCAATTGCGTTTGAAAGAACATGATAGTCTGCGCCACTACGAATCTTCCCCCACACAAAATCAGGTCGAAAACCACCGCTATTAACTAAAGACTGTGCAGACCCAGTACCTGTCCATAAATTAATATCAAAATACTTATTCGCCTGTGTAGTGCTAGTAGCACCGATGGTCGGCGTAGGCAGATTAGTTGTACACAATGCCTTAAAGCCAGAGGGGGCTGTGTAGGCAAAGGCACGTTGACCGAAGTTCCATGCTGCTTT